CTGTTACAGTAGTAGTAGGTGTCAAAGTAGCAGTAACACTTGGGGTTATGCTATGGGTTGGAGTAGTGCTAGGTGTAAAGGTCGTGCCTGGCGTACGAGTTGGAGTGCTTGTACTGTGGGGAGTAGATGTAATTGTAGCAGTAGGGGTGTGGGTAGGAGTGACGCTATTAGTCGGTGTACGAGTTGGAGTAGTAGTACTTGTTACTGTATTAGTAGGTGTTGGACTAGGAGTTATACTAATAGTAGGAGTATTAGTTGGAGTTCTAGTATTAGTAGGGGTAGGTGTTACTAGCAAAGGAGAAGTTCCGGAAGTAATACTGCCTATAGCAAAATTATTGAAACAACCTAACTGTAAATTTTCTAAAATAATCTGTGTTGCAGTATCCGGAATTGATATTACTATCCCAGCTTGCAAATAGGTGAGATCTACATAAGTATCGACTAATGTACTTGCTGAGATTATATCATAGTAGATGTTGAAAGAACCTTGCGCTCCGCCATCTACTATCTTTACTAAGTAACTTTTCATTAGACTTGTAGCTTTTTAGTTCATTCATTTAGCAGCTACAGCCCGGTGTGTTTAAGCACGTTCCGTCTACTAAATATATTTGAGTTCCGTTGCTTGACGGAGTTACATTTGTACTAAATACGTTTAATACAGAAGTCAATCCTGTGATAGGAATCGTACTTGTCGCTGAACTCCATGTTCCTGCTGATACTGTTGCTGTTAGGCTAGGTAGATACTGGTTTCCTGTTGCTGTACTTACTAATGCATCAAAAGTAAATGTTACATCTGTAGTTGGTGCTGCTCCTGAGATAGTATCTCCTAGAGTGTATACATTCCAGTACAGTTGTGAGAAACTAGCATAAGCACAAATTGTAAATTTAGTATAGTTCTGAGGAGTAGTGCTTGGAGTTATTGTTGGAGTTACTGTTGGTGTTACAGTGCTAGTAGGTGTTCTGGTAGGAGTAATAGTATTGGTAGGTGTTACGGTTGGTGTTACTGTATTGGTAGGAGTTACAGACGGTGTAATAGCAGGTGATACTGTTATAGTAGGAGTAATAGTAGGTGTAGGAGTAGGTGTGTTAGTTTGAGTAGGTGTTATAGTAGGTGTTTGAGTAGGCGTAGGCGTAGGTTGTACGTACACAACTCCTCCTGTAATTGTACAGTCTATAACATGGACTGTAATAGTGGAAGTATTACTAGGAGAGCAGACCTGGCTCTTAACTATATAGTCAGTGTAATAAGTACCTTCTGTATTAGTTAATGGATCTGCTTCATTTAGAACTATAGTACCTCCTGTGGTTATATTGCTAGGAAAATTTTGTCCGCTTATTGGGACAAGTTCTAGAGATCCGTTATCTACAGGACTACAGTCAGTTGTTGCTGTAGTTAACGGGTATATGATTTTAGGATTATCGGTAGTAAAGAATACCTCATATACGTCTGATACGGTTGGACCAGCATCAAATAAACAATAGTAGTCCGGATTTGTTATTACGAGAATACCGTGAGGATATATTATATTTCCTACGTGTTTACCTGCTGAGATGCAGTCATATAATAGGTCGCTGTCATATATTGCAGTATCGGGATAATATGCTTCAAATTCAGCAACTGTAGGGAAGTATGATCCGTATATGTCATCTATACAGTTTACTAAATCAATTAAATTGCCGTTGCCGTCATCTACTATGTAGTAGCCTGCTGTATCGCCTATAATTTTAAAGGTTTTAGGTGATATAGCTTCTCCGTATACGTTTTGCGGTACAGATAGTACTTTTATATTTACGTTCGAAGCAGTTGGAAAGTTTCTAATATCGGACTGGTAGCTACCTGATACTGCAGTTGATTGATTGTAATTGTAGAAAGCAGAACCAGTCTGTAAAGATGCTGAGAGATAGTAACTATAGTATAGGTTCTTTACTGATGAGTAATGTAGTGCATCTTGAGTGGTAGAACCTGATATGTTGAATGGAGTATTGCTTGCTTTATAAACACGAAAGCCCTCATCATACGCAGAGCAACTAGGATACTCTAAGCTTTTTTTCGCTTTGTAAGGAACTACTGAAAAATCCGAGGTCGTTAGTGTCTTGAATGCAGAACTCATTCTCCATTTTATTTTTAAATTTAAATTACCAGTCGAGCTTAACTCTAAATAATGCCTCAGTTATAAAATCTTTCTTCAACGGTTTTGAAGTTTTTGCAACAGCTAAAAGTTCATTATTGTCGTTGTATAATCCTACAGTTGTAATATAGGTCTGTGGATTATTAACAAAACTAGAATATACAAAATCTCCACTTCCGCTTATCATAGAAGGATTAGTAGTGTAGTTGCAATCCTGATTTCCTATTCTAAGGAAGAGGTAATCTGAGGAGATTGTTTCTTCACTATTCATTTGGAAATATTGCGCATTTGAACCACTTATTGCTCTATACAATGCACTGGGATTGTCTCCGTTTACGTTACTAGTTCTTCCAACAGTAAGACTTACTCCACCTTTCGCAAAAGGCATTTTTAAAGCTTCAGTGTTAAGTACGAGTGTACCAATGTCTGGTAGGAACAATCCGTAAGAACCTGATTTGGTATAACCAGGTGTTACGCCGGATTCTACTGTTGAAGTTGTTGCTGTACCGTAAGATCCACTAACAATGTCGTATACTCTACCACAATCTAGGTAGCTATTAATAGTTACAGCTTTGCTATTATCTGTTAATTTTAGAGTATTACCGCTTCCGTCTGTTAAGTATAAATTGAGACTTCCAGGTAATAAATGCTCTTTGTACTTAGACCTCTCCACGCTTATAACTAGGATATCTTGAGGAGTTACAGGCGTAACTGTACTCATACCTGTGCCCTGTGTTGTTGATCCTACTCCAAAGCTAAAAGTTGAATTTTCATCTCCATATACTAAAGTTCGGTACTGTCCGTATACTGTCCGGGAAGGTGAATATCCTGGAATAAGATTATTATAGTTTACAGATCCTGATCCTGCGATATGTCCGTATGAAATGCTGAATTGTTTTTCAGAATTACTTGAAGTAACAGATGTCTGATATACATCTAAGTAAAAAGTAGGTGCTGCTGATACGGTAGAGGATGTATAGAAGCTTGTGAGCGTAGGTTGGTTATTAGTCCAGGTAGGAGTAATAATTGAATCAGCGCTTATTACAAAATCTGTAGATTGTAGTTTGATGTAGCTCATGCTTAGCTATTTGTTTTTAGAATAGTCACTGGAATAGAAAGTCTAGCTCCGGAATCACGGCCCTGTACTATTAACATAGTTGTTAGACTAGTTTGTGATCCGAATAAGGTATTAATAGTGGTGGCTGTCAAATTGATAGAAGCACCTACTACTGTTTTACCTACATTTGTACCTACAGTTGTAGTAGCATTAAGAGTTTGAGCTTCTGTTGTATTAATTCCAGTTCCTGTAAAGCTACTTAAAACTCTTACGTCGTCTATTGTTGCAACATATCCTGATTGTTCAAAAGTCGAAGTTGCTCCAAGATAGTTTAGAGTTTGAGGAGTTATTGAAAGTGAAGCTCCTTGTCTCAAACTGATTGTGTTATATCCGGTGTCTATGACGGGTAGTTTAGTGGTTCCTCTCGGAAGTGTTATGAGTTTATACTTCATGATCTGCTGATCATCAGGAAAAGCTTCTAGTACGGGCATATTTTCAATTGCTTCTCCGTAATACGCAGAACCTGAAGGATGTGTTGGATTATATAAAGTATAGTCTACTTCATCATCTGATAAAGCAAATTGTGTAATCTTAAAAGAACCGTCATTTCTAGCTAGAAGCTGACGACCTTTCTTGGTTAAGATTGCATCTAGTATAACACTTGTATTGTTTAAATAGCCCATTTTTATTTGATTTATCTCTTATAAATATTAAATATACGAATTTTATTAGATTAAACCTTGACTTTTCAAGGATTTTATTATATTACCTGCATTCTTTCTAACAGGTTCTTGTATATCTTGTGGATACAGTATTCCTTCTTCCACAAAGTTTGCATCAATAGGATTATACCGAAGTATTACGTTTGTCTCATCTGGCACGTGTTTTGCTACAATATACTTACAGAACTTACCATTAACAGTTGTAGTAGCGGGTGTTGTTAATACATTTAGATTTACTGAGCGATCTAATAATGCATAGAATCTTCGATTAACTGTATTGCTAGCTGATGATCCTGAGAAGAAAGTTTGAACAACTCTATACTCCTCTGTCTCTACGTATCTATTCACATCTGGAAAATGTATAGCATCTCCAGGTTCTAATGTAAAAGGAAGTACTACTCTTTCAATAGGAGATGTAGTAGTTTTAGGATCAGATGCATCGTCAAATACTACTTGACTTTCCGCATAGAGTAGTTCTGATAATACAGCTGAGAATTGTATGAGTCTGTTGTTATGTGAGGTATCTGCTGGAGTTGTTACAAGGTACAGACAGGTTTCCGGATCTGCAACGGTGGTTGTGTATTCAGTATAAATCGTAGGTGGTGTATTAGTTCCAGTAGTTACTGTACCTGTTGCTGATACGCTTTCTAGTCGAATAGTATCTCCTACAGTTAAAGGATCACAGGCATTTACATCTATTGGATCAAAAGTAATAGTCGTTGAGAAGTATGATGCATTGCTAGTAGGATTCATAGATAGACTAGCATAGACCGGATTCATGTCGTAAGGACTAGCACATCCTCCTAATGTATAGGTAAAGAATATCATAAGAGTACAGTTTGGTCCAGTAGGTAAATTGCCCGTACCGATGTACCGAATTTGTATACCCAGGGTCTGTGGAGTAGCGTAGTGAGAGCTTGGAATTAGCTTTACCGACCAGTTAGTTACATCACCCCACTCCGCTATATTAGACAGATCGCATGCAGGAGTTGTTATCGGTGTTCCTCCTGGTATGGTTATTGTTTTTTGTATAGGTTCTGGATAATTCCAAGTAAATGATGTTGCACTGTTATCTATATTATGTAGTATGGGCAGGTACCTAAAACCTCCTTCGTAGACTCCTATGCTTCTGTTAGTTAGAGTACTCGTAGATTGATTAGAGTAATCAAACAATGATATGTTGACTTTTTCTCCTCCTTTATAAAGGTTCTGTATATCAAATATATTATTGTTCTCTTTAGTAAGGTCGATCACAGTCTCTGCATCATCAATAAGGTATTTTATTTGAGCATTACTCCTAGAAGGCAATGTTAGTGATGCTGTGTATATGTCTTTTAAGTATCCGTATTTAAATCTTGTTCTATCGATAGCTGCTGTTTTTCCATACGACGAATCTCCTACAGAATAAGTGGTGTATAATTTACTAATTGTCTTACTTCCTTCGTATCTAATTGTCGTATAAGCTTTAGAGCTATAATTTGAATCTTGAATTTGTGCCCAAGGAGTAGTTAATGCCTGTATTGAGCCGGTGTTTCCTTGATTAATTCTGATTATAGATTGTGTGATAACTCCATAATTTACCGGGCGAAGTTGATTATAGCTGTAATCGGCATCATATTGCTTTGTTGATCTTCTACTTCCGGTAATATTATTGTACAGTGGATCTAGCGAGTAAGTAATATACTTCCAATTACTGTTTAAAGGCGTTACATTTGAAACTCCTACTTGTTCAAAAAACTGTTCTCCAACGTATATAGTTGAGCCACTATACTCTCCTGTTATCTGAGAGAGACCTTGCGGTTGCACTTTAATTGCTGACCCGCTTGGTGTGATTACAGACATTGTATAGCCAGACAGATACCGAGTTCCTTGAGGAACACTCCCCGTGATAGTGCCAATAGTTATAGAACTACTGTAGTCCGTTCTTGAAAAAGAAGGTTCTGTTCTAGCAACTGTATTCCTTTCTAGGATATGCGGCTTAATCAACAGTCCTGTTGTTAGAGTAGCTCTAGCAGGAGTGAAATCTTTCAGTAATTTGAAAAGAGAATTATCAATATACTTTAATAGTCTTGCAAAATCTTTAACACCGAATTTACTAGTATATTTCCTGAAATAAGAATCTCTTAGTAGTTCTAGACTAGTGTATTTAGATTCATACCTGTCAGCAGCACCACCAATATAGTCGTCTATATTAAAGTTTCCTAGCTGATTCATGATGTCTTCATCTATCATATCAGCAGGAGAGAAAGCTATTTCTAAATCCTGATTTGAGATAGTCCGGTCTTGATCAAATCTTTGTAGAGAGGTATACGGGCTTAGAGTTATATCTGCACCATAGCTACCTGTAATTACATTCTCTATAATTACTTTGTTATTAACTTTTTGCGGGCGACCAACAGACGGCTCTGTGACTAAATCAACAAATTCTTGAGGAGTAAAACTTTGTGAATTTCCTCCTACGAATTGGCCATACCCGTACGGGGATCCTCCGTTCATAAATGTACCTACGTTAGTCACTATTCCTCCGTATTGGGGAATGAAATAACTACCTGTCGCAGCAGGATGTACCGTACCTATTACTGCAGTAGGAGCTATTTGTACATTACCTAATAGGAACTGCTGGTAGTCGTTACTATTTACTTTTGTTCCGGCAGTATTTTTATAAGGTAGGTCTAATTCATTTCCTAGGGGTGCTCTAAATATTAGGTCAAATTGAGAACCAGTTGGATTGTTTGTAGAATAGTCTCTTGAATTTAGCGCATGTCGTTCTATAACATCATCCGACAAGGATGTTGCCCATAATCTAAATTCTTGGAAATATCCATTTAGAGATTCATTATAGACAAAACCGCCTGGGTGACATCCTAGGTATAGCTGTAGAGATCCAGACTCTGTAGGAGTATATCCCATCCACGATGCGTTATTCGTGTATAATGCTCCGTTGATTTCAGGGGTTACTTTAGAGTCACTAAATCCTATCTGACTGATGCCTTCTTCATTATAGAATGAGCTTTTAACAGTTACCCTATAACTGTTTGTTCCTATATAGGTAGCGTTAATTCCAGTTACTGTTCGCTGCACTACTACAGTCCACCATTGGGTTTCGTCAAAGAAGGGAAGATAGATTGAATCTGTAACAGCACCTCCAAGACTACCGTTTATTATAAAATTGAGTAGTCCATATTTTTCAAAAGAACTGGAAGGAGGCGCTATAGTTGTATCGTTGTATATTAAACTCAGATTAAACTTATACCCAGTATCGTACGGTCCAAGATGTAGTAATGACGTAAAATCATAACTTGAACTTGGAATTCCATTAGTTTTAAACCTAAACTCAATAGCATCGGGAACTACATTAGCATCTCCTGTTTTGAGGTATTGATAGTAGGAAGGGGCCCATGGAAATACCAAGCTACTTGTATCGTTAGATTTGTATGCTAAGCTAAACCTGTTTTGTTTATACCCTGCATAGCTTCCAGCTTTAGGTACTCCTCCATATTCATTTACTCTTAGAATAGTATCAGGGATACCGTAACAACTAATTAAAGCCCTAACTCCTCTTTCCGTACCTTTTGTTTTTAGTAGGTACGGTAGGTTATGATAAAGTCTCTTATGGTATTCTAATGTGATATCTTCTGCTGCTTGAGTTGATTCTGAAGAAGTAATGTAGTACTGTATTTTTTCAGAACCAGTAGGTGGTAGTAGACTTCCATCTGCATTATATCCTAAAAGAGAGTAGTATAGGTTATCGGAGATATTAGTATTAGTGTATAAACTTATACCTAAAGACTTTAATGCATCTGATACTAAATCTTTTGAAATGCCTCCCTGTAGGCTATTATCTGCAACATTTTTATTGGTTACATCTTGTAAGTAAATCCATATGTTATCAAAATGCTGCCCAATCATATTTAAGAACGTCTCATAAGGTGCATTTTGAGGATCTTCTCTTAAATAAGAAGGTATGGTATTAATTAGCAAGTCCTTATTCTGATTATCAAAAAGAGAAGCTGAGTACAGCATGGATAATGTACCTGCAGTAGGTTCTAGTATTTCGCTTCCTATCCAACTTCTAGCTTGAGAACTTGTTACAGAATATAATTGATATGGTTTTTGACTAGTGTATTTAGGCCAACTAAAAGTTCCGGATTCGTAATATAGGTAGTACTCATATCCGTCAAATTTCTCTATTAGGCTATTAATCTTAGATTGTAAAATATCTCTCGTAGAAGATATAATAGCCGTATTGCCATCAGGAACTATATCGTCGTTAAGAGCAGTAATATCTGCTGAGTAACTTTCGATTAACTGTACTTTGTATTGAAAATTATAAAGCCTATCTGTTATAGAGGAGAAATGTATAAAATTGCTAAAAGTAGAGTAATCGACGTTAATCTCTACTCCTTTCTCTTCTAACAAGCTTTTTATTTGCTGATAGGAGGATGATACCGGTGCTGTAAATAAATCTTGGTAATTGTACTCCTCGATTGCTTGACTTGCTTTTTGATTAATTGCTATACTAAAATTAGGACCTCTAAGACGTGGAGTTGTATCTACTAGAGTCTCTGGAGCTATAGTTATGGATAAATTGTAGGTAATTGGCTCGCTTACTTTCTGTACAAACCAAAAAGTACTCTTAACAAGGATAGCGGTAGGCAGTGGTTCGTATAATTTAACTAGCAGCACCGTTTGACCGTCTACATCTGTCGTTAATCCTAAATTAACTCCTATTACTGCAACATTATTTCCAAAGTTTAATAAAAAATCAAAATGATAAGGCTGTACTGTGTTAGCAGTTTGGTAATCGCTATAAGCAGTTAGTAGATCATCTTCAGATAGATTTTGATTTACAACTTTTATTTCAGTCCTACTAGGTGATATTTCTTTTATCCAAAAAGGGGAGCTGTTGCTACTTTTTAATAATTTACGGTAGAAGTTATAAACTACATTAACTGCTCCTCTATCTATACCTACTTTTTTTATATCTTTTTCTGGAGATATTTCTAATATAGTTCCAGTGTTTGTTGCTGCATTACTTCCTTGAGCAGAGATTCTCCAATCAGGATTTTCCAGTATTCCGTAGAGGTAGTTATTGTTTAGGTCATAAATATGCGTCTCTACGTAGTCTTCGGGGTATCCGAATTCAGACGATATTTCCGATTGTTGGATTAACCGTAAGTCTACTTCTGTATATTCTTGAAATTCCGGGGTACTTCCTAGCTGGGATATAGTTACTGTTTCTGCCATTATGTTAGTTTACTGATATCAATCAAACTTTGGTTTGCTTCAAGAAGTTGCTGTCTTAGAGAATTAATTTCTTCAAGTAGCGCTTTTTCATTATCACTTATAATATCACCACCTATATACTCACTACTTGTTTTAACTAAGTATTCGTGAGAGTTAATCTCTCCAGTTACGGGTATTTGAAAAAATAGTGTATCGTATAATCTAAAAAAATCTTCTACAGTAGCTTCTGCAACGGGAGCAGGAGTTGGATTGACAAACTCTGTAAAGGTTGTGTCAATAACTTTTGGATAAGTATTCGCTCCTAGAACTTGTCGAAGTAGGTTTACTGTTTCTGACATTATCTTACAATTTTAAAAATATAATCATCATCAACTAATACTTCTTGGTAGGGTAGAGCTTGTAATTGAGTTAGAGTATAACTTCCTAATAAGGTATTAATCTCGGCATCAGAAAGTCCAGCTAAAGGACCATAAGAAGTTTGATATACTTTTGTTTTTAGTATAATCTTATAGAATCTTTCAGGTTCTAGCCCATTAGCATACAAGGTAAAGTAGTTGCCGTTTCTATCTGCGCTTAGTTTAGTATAGTCTGTATCAAAATCTATAACCATTTCTTTTGTCTTATAATCTTGTAAAGCCCAGTAGCTCTCTACACCTAAATATTTCCAATTTAAGTAAAAAGAAGAAGTAGTAAACTGTCGAACTGGATACTTATCTCTAGATTTAAATCTGAAAGAATGTATAGAATCTTGCTTGTATTCACCACTGTTATTCTCACAAACTGCTATAAAGTTATTTGTCGTAATATAGTAGTTACTTGACGTATTAAAAGTATATTGAGCATCGTCCCATTTAAAATCTATACTAGGCGGATAAATGGTTGCAGTATCTCTAGAGAAAAACTTTAAATCAAAAAATGAACTTGTATTTAATTCTACAGAACCTGTATGCTTTACAATAACTCCGTAATTAGTAGATCCGGAGAACCATCGAGATACTATGCTTGTAACATCTATATTAAGATCCTTACTGGTATTATAATCAAAACTTTGAGTACACCTATAATTACTATTCCAAGAACCGCCGCCTGATTGGTATAGGTACTGTACTGTACCTAATGCTGCTGACCATGTTGGACTATTTGCATACTGTCCTGTATATGTCCAACTTCCTCCTGTGTTGTTATATGGATAGTCTGTGTACTGTCCTGTTCCCATAGTCCAGTTCTGGGATACTGGTAGGCATTCTAGAATATAGTTCTCTGATATGCTTTGTGCAAAAGCTAAGTATAGTTTTAAAGAAGCTTTGAATGATCCACTGCTAAAATTCTTAAGAGCTGTTATATCTTCGTCTGAAAATGAAATAAGTGCTCTACTGATAACTTCTGGCTGATTAGAAGCTGTTGCATTATAGTATTCAGAATAAGCAAAATCATAAGAATAGTACGGAGAGTATTCTACTGGGACAACTCCTGCGTATCTTTGATAGTCTTGAGAGTTCTTTACAGATACTTCTACGATTGAATCTAAGCCCGTATTCTTATACGGAGTTTTAGAATATAATGTTGTATCTTTGTTGGGGAATATTTTATATACTGCCATTCTCTGGTGTTTAAATCTTTTTTAGAAAGTAACAACTTTTCCTTTAATATCTACATCCGGATATTTAACTTCAAAAATTGAAGGATCAAGAGATGGGTATATGACTCCATTTAAAGTTCCTGCGGATATATCATAAGCATACTTTGAATATCCATTTTCTTCCCCATACTTATTAACTATTTCAACTTTTCGTACTGTCTGAACTCCTGTAACTTTGTCTAAAATAGTGTATATATCTGATAGAATAATTGGTTGATTTATTTGCCAATTATCTAGGTTAAAATGAGCTTGCAGTTGTTCAATACATCTAGCAATAACTTCTCTTCCTGCATAATTAGGTCGTAATACTACTTCAAAATTAACTCCTATGTTGACTATAAATGCATCTCTCAATAGTATTGTATCTGTAAGCATTCTGTACTCTGAGAGATATGTTTTTAAATTTTGTTTTAGAATATCTGATGTGGTAGTTAGATTACCGTTACTATCCGTAGCTAAGATGTAAATTGTAGCACTATACGGATCTAAGACTCCTGGCTGGTTTACAGTACTGTTTAATACTATGCTGTCTTTTAATATAGCAGCTTTTGCTATTTTGCCGAACTTAGAAGGCATATTATATACATGGGCAATGTAGTCCTGGGAAGTTACTGCGCGTAATTGTGTAGGATATTGCAGTAGAGTATTTAATTTGATCTCATCTAAAGTATCTCCATCACCGCCGCCTGATGCAGGAGATGGATTATTTATTGATATTGAATTTAGAACAGCTGTTCCAAGATCCGTATTTGCTACTACTCCTTCAAAAAAATCAGCACTAAAATCTATAATATTTCCAATTGAATTAGCAGCTACGTTAGCACTTGCTCCACCTCCTACCAAGTAAGTAAAGGTTAGGGTAGTGTTAGAGGGTGCAAGACCGTAGGTATATGTAGAGGTGAAGTTAGTTGGATCGTAGGCTGTGGTTAGTTTTGTTAACGAGTCCATGACTCCAATTGCTACTTTATTAGGATTCGGCAATACTGCTTCGTCAGCTACACTGTTAATACCTGATCCGAATTCTATATCTACTACTCCTTCGGGCTTTACTCTTGATACAAATCGCCTAGAGACTTTCTTTACTTGTAAGAAGTAAGGTACCTGGTTAGAATCATTTTGGTAGTTCGGAGTAATACCTTCAAGATTAGCTACAGCTTCTAGTACTGTATCTTGAGCAAGGTATGGAACTTCATACCATTTATTTCCGTCTGAGTCTACTACGTCTAGTATCTGTATAATATTAGTGTCTAATATTGATACTTTTTTAAATTTCTCAGCTTGAGAAAAGTTAAAAGAAGTAGTTTTTACTGTACCTGATAGAGCTTGTACTGATTTTTTCAATAAAAAGAAATCCGGTAGACCTCCTGTGGTAGAGTATACGCTAACCTCAGTTGGACTATAAGAACTAGAGATAGCAAAATTAATTGGCTCTGGGACATAGAAGGCATTACTGTTTCCTGCCGATACTTGCATACCCTCGTGTATTATTAAAGCGTAACTATAGTCCGGTACGTAGTTACCATCACCATCCTGTATAGAGGGTATCAGTTGGTAGATGTCTAGTTCTACTGTTGCTGCTGAAGTTGCTTTAGGTCTATACCCTAACATATAAGCAAGAGCGTATAGGTTTGTAGTCTGCTTAGCATACTGTAGAAAAGTTTCTTGAATTTGGTTATCCAAGTAGAAAGATAGCACATCTCCTACATAAGCCGCCATTTCTATAAACATAGTACCGGGAGAAGCTGATGTAAAGTCATTGTAGGACTGTGGAAAATACGCTTTTGCATACTCTATTAGAGATGCTTTTAAATCCGTATAGTCTTTGTTTATGTACTTAATATCAACGTTAGCCATTTTCTAAATTTATAGTAATTTCGTCTTGCTGGTTTGTTGTAACTACTTTATAGGTGATTGATACTCTTACAATATTCTGATCCGGATATGGTTCGATTGAGGAGTCCAGTATTTGTATATTAGTGAAGTAGGATTCTATACCACCTATGATAAGATCTTTAAGGCCTTCCACGTAGTTAGTCGTCATTTGTTCAAACAACTTTTTTCTGAGACCTAGTCCAAAGGTGGGTTCGAATACACGTTCACCTGGGTTTGTTAACACATAGTTAATTAAGTTATAACGAGTTTGCTCTTGAGTCGTATACACAGTTCTAAATACAAAAGCTTGATTAAAAGGAATTGCTACTCCTACTCCTGTACTAGCTTTTAAATCTATAGGGTTTATATTTCCGACTCTATATGCCATTTTACATATTCATTTTTTTCATTATTGCAGAGAAATCCGGTACTTCGTTAATTTCAACCATCTCTTCTTTTGAACTCTTATTTGCTGTCATAAGCATTTTATTTACCTGATAGGTTGGATCTTCAAGCTGTTCTTGAATTACAGGCTGTTCATAAGAAAATTGTTGTTCTGCAAAAGTAGGAGATGTAGCAGACATCATACTTCTAAAATCAGATGTATCACTTAATCCTAATTTTGATAACATTTCCATCCTCGTTTGTTCTAACATAGGATTTGACATCTTAGTAGCTGGTGCTTGTACTGTGGGTGTAGGTTGTGAAGTATAGGCTGGTCTTGCTTTTACTATCTCCAAAAGGATAGGAACCATCTCTTCCTTTATGGCGGATTTTACTTCCTCCCTAATAACTTTCCTTAGACT